CCCTCCGGCGGCGCGGGCTATCGGCAAACCCGTCCGCGGGAGACGCACCGGGCCTGAATCCTGTTTATACTCGCCCGGTCGAGTTGCTAACGTGCTGTTGTGGGATTGTTAGGTCATTCGCATCACCTCCGGCGAAAGGAGACAGCAGAGGGCGGTGAGCAGAAGCAGCGTTTTGTCGGACATATCAGGTGGTCTGTGTATATCAAAAAGGAGATTATAAACTCTGCCCATCGGACACCGGCCCAAGATGCCGCCCTCTGCTCTCCCCTTTCGTGCGGGGAGTTATTGCACTTTGTATTTGCAATCGTCGTACTTATGGCGGCGGGCAGCCTTTACCCTGGGCTGATCCGCTGTCTTATCCTCTACCATGGAGGCCATGCTCCGCACCAGTATGAGGGGGGCGTGGCCGTCGGCGGCGGTCGCCATGAGGCGCCCATCCCTGCACATGGCGCGTATGGTGCCGGGGTCTACGTTGATGATCTCGGATGCCCGCTTGGTGGTGACATACTCGCCGTGCATCTTCACCATGCGCTCCTCCAGCGCTTCGACGCTGTTTATGCGCTCGTCCACGGCGGCGGTTATCATGTCCCGCAGGAGCTTGTCAAAGTTATCCATGGCGGTTTCCTTTCTGTGGTATAATCAAAAGTAAAAAGGGGTTTTATGCTGAGTTTTGCTTCTTTCCGTATTCTTGTTTACGCTTATTTTCATCGGGGCTTCGGCGTATCCGATGTTGACCGCATCGTGGGTAAAAAGTTCGCGCAGGGTTGTATAAACCAGCTGTATAACAAGAACCTGATATCCGTCAGGTACATCGCCGAAGGCCGTAACGGGCTTTTATTGCTCATAACGCAAGACGGTCGCGGTTTCCTGCAAAGATCACTTGTCGGTGCGCTGGTTACAGCAGTTTCTCTATCGCTTGCAGTATTAGCCCTAATATGACGAGCGCTCCGAGCACGAATATTTGCGTTTGCGTCCGCCTGATTTCTTCGTAAAGGCTCAGCAGCTTCTTGTCCGCGTCCTGCTCTTCCCATTTGCACGTCCACTTGTCTCTAAACATGGTGCCGCTCACCTCCTATGCGGTTTGTTCGTTTGTCCTTACGTTTTGCGTAAGTTGGTTTGCAAAAAAAATGTCCGTCGCTTCTTGTCTGCTGTCACATACGTATTCGGCAATTTTAACCATCACATCATACGGTATTTTACTCGGTATCGATAGGTATTTCGCCAGAGTATTTCGGTCTATCCCCAGCGTATTTGCCAATGATGATATCGTATAATTCTTTTCGGTCATTTTCCCCCTAAGTTTGGGGACATTGATTTCGTACAACCTTTCCGCCTCCGTTTCTTACGTATTGCGTAAGTTTATAATAGTCCTGTCGCGCCCAAAAGTCAATACGTGGCGCGAAAGTTTTTTTGCATTTTGAGTAATTTTTGTTGCATTCCAAAATAAAGAAGTATATTATAGTCTTACGAGGAGGATAGCAAAATGGTTTTGGAAGAAAGAATGAGGAATCGCAGGAAAGAATTGGATTTAACCCTCGCCGATATCGCAAAGGCAGTTGGTGTCTCAGAGGCCACAGTGCAGCGATGGGAAAGCGGCAAGATTAAGAATTTGAGGTATGAACGTATTCCCGCCCTTGCAGTTGCTTTGCATACTACGCCGGCCTATCTAATGGGCTGGGAAGATATCCCAGAAGAAACCACCTCCAGTAAAGCTATGCTAAAGGCGGTCGTTGACGGCATGACCGAAGAACAAGCCGCTCTGTTTCTGGCGACTTGGCAAGCAGCAAAAATGCCAAAGTGATTTCCTCTATCGTCATTCCATCTATGATTTCCTTTAATTCTTCTTTTTTCGTCATTTGTTTCTACCTCCAAACACTTGTTCTGTTTTGATAATAACACTTTAGATTCAAAAAGAAAGGGGGAATTTGTATGAGAGTAC